TGTGGCTGAACCACAATCGCATCCGACGGTCACTTGGAATCGGGTTCATCCACTGGGTAGACCCGAAGGCTTCGACTAAGGACTTCGACATTCTCGACCCGGAGCGGACGGCCCAATGGCGTGAGGTTCATGGCGGCTATGTCGCGGACCTCGGCGCTGGTCACATGGTGGAGACGGGGTTGCTGAACAAGGCGGGGATCAGGTCGGTCGCGTTCGAGCCATTCCTCGTGAAGCATGGCGAGGGTGCGTTGCCGAACCGCGACATCACTCGCAAGATGATGCACGTGTTCCTTGACGAGATCGCTGAGGGACGCGAGTTCGACTCGGTGTTCATCTGCGCTGTGTTGAATCAGGTGCCGTTCGAGGAGGACCGGTTCCGGCTGCTCACGTTGGCTCACACACTGTCGGGGAAGGACACGGTGACGTACATCGGGACGCCCAGTGACAGTGCGTCTCGGTGGCGGAACTTCGATCAGGGGAAGCGTGACACCCGGTATCACGGGTTCGATCTGCGGTTGCCGGGGCCGGAGTCTCGGACTGTTCTGTCGTCGATCGGCATGGGCCGGGTGATGGTGTCGAAGTTTCACACGCCGGACGAGTTGCGGCATCTGTGCGGCCAGTTGTGGCGCGAGGTGGAGGTGGAGACGACTTCGGCGGAGGTGTTCTCTCGCTGCTCGTCGCCGCGGCCGTTGAACCCCAAGTTGGTGCGTCGGATGATCGACCACGAGTTCGATTTGCCGTGGCATGACGGGGAGCGTATGGGGATGGTGGAGCCTGCGGTGGCTGCGTTCGAGAAGCGGCTTGGCGTGGAGTTGCCGTCGGTCTAGTTCATCCGGCGAGGAGGGTGCGGGCGGCGGAGAGTGCTTGCTGGTGGCGGGAGAAGGCGGCGAGTGCTTTCCAGACTGTGAGTTCTGTGGTGAGGAGCCGTGCTGCCATGTGTGTAGATTACGATACTACACCGTAAGTGTCAACTCATTTCGACAGATTTCTCGGAATCTCCACCCATCTCAATCTTCCGTATCGCCTGCGTCCTCTTGGATCGCAGCCGCCACGTCCCCAGCCACAACCGGCCCGACCAGATCAGTCGCCCGGCGCGGATCACCCTTCACAAACACGTACACGTTCTGGTGCGTCTTGCCCATCTTGCGAGACACATCGAACTGACGCCCAACCCGCACCGGCAACGACGCCAACTGCGTCACCAAGATCGCCTCGTTGTAGAGCCGCAGCCCCGCCTTCTCACACTCCTCGATCGTGTGCGCAGGGAAGTTCCGGTAGAACCCGTCCTTGTCACGGAAGTCCCCCACAACCACACACGCGAACGAATCGTCCCGCAACTTGTCGGCACCCAACTTCATCGCCCGCCCGAACGCCCCAACAAACTCGGGGTAGTCCATCGTCGACAGGTCCGCCGGGTCATCTGAATACACTTCAAGATCGCCATACGGCGGGCAGGTGAACAGGAAGTCCGCCTCGTCCACACCCTCCCATGACGCCGGATCAGCCGAATCGCCCGTCACCCACACCGGGTCCGGCGCTGCCCCCGGCACGACGCTGGGGCGGATCGCTGAAACCCACAGGCAGTCCTCGGGTTGCAGGAACGGGATCGCTTTCGCCTCGTACCACGGGTCCAACAGGACGCCCTCGTAGTGCGTGTTCTTCGCCGGGTCGTGATAGTCGGTTCCGTCCGTCACCATCTCCACCATGTCGCGCCACTGCGGCGGCGCATGGTTGTCGAGCCGGTCCTCCGGCGGGTGCCCCACGTAACATCCGACAACCGGAATGTCGATGTCGTGTTCGAGGAGGCCCCACAGGATTCCCGCCAACGTCATCCCTGACCCGACCGAGTTGACGATCCGCTTCGCGTCGCGAGGCAGGTTCGCTACCTGCGGCTTCGTGAACTCGACCGCTTCGGGAGACTCCATGCCGTACGGGATCTCTACCCACCCGGAGTCGGCTGCGTCCTCCATCGCCCTCGCGATGATGACCGAGTTGTAGCCGTACTCGTGCTGCACCACCTCGGCCCCTGCGGCGCGGGCAGCAATCAGTTCGGGAGTGAGCGCGCCCGACGGGACATGCACCCGACACTCGACGCCCAGCGCACGGGCGATCTGCGCGACGAAGTTCACTTGCGGCGACTGCCTCGATCCCGCGGTGATGACGCCAAGTCCTGCCTCTTTCGCCCGTTGCACGAAAAACATGCAGGTCCGCACCTTCGCCCCCCGGACACCGCCGAACGCGTACACGTCCTCACGCTTCATCCAGATGTCGCCGTGGCGTTCCACCGGAGTCTCATCGGGCATGTGGTCTGCCGGGACATCGGGGACGATCGCAAGCCCGTCGGTCAGGATGTCGGCCCGCTGCCGTTCGTTCGCCGCGACCTGACTTGGCCGCAACTCGATCCCCGTGTACCGCCTCCCCAACTTCGACGCGACGACACCGCGGACGGAGCCTCCGGCGAACGGGTCGATGATGTGCCCGGCCGGGGGACAGAACCACCGGTAGGCGACCTCGGTGAGTACCGGGTCGAAGATCGACGTTGAGCCACGGCCGTAGAGGTTCTCGCCCTCGACGGCTTCATAGACGACTTCGGGTTCAGCCACGACACCAGTGTGCCACGTCTGTCGCTACCGTGTCGACGCTTCGTCGAGCGTGTAGTCGACGATCATCCGGTCGATGAGTTCGTGGAAGTGGTCGTGCTTCGCTTTTCCTTGTATGGGGACGGACGCCCCGCACGTTTCGCAGACGAGCATCGCTTCTCCGTAGCGGGCGGGTTGTAAATCGTAGAGTGTCACTCGTCGCCGCCGTCGTCTTGGGACACCCATCCCTGTTGTGCCAGCACGAACGCGAGGTTCGGCGGGAAGTAGTCGCTGCCCTTCTTCACCTTGCCGTCGGCCCGGTAGAGCGCCTCGCCCGTCTCGGGGTCCAACTTGCTCATGTTCGAGTAGTGGATGTCGCTGACGACGGGGGCAAGGTCGATGCCGTACACAAGCGCCGCGCCGTATAGCACGTACGCTATGTCGCCCATCGCGTCAGCAATCTCGATGATGTCCGGCGCATGGTCAGAGTCGACCGGGTACGACACGGACACACGACACTTCGGGCCGTAGACCGCTCGGGCGTACTCCTCGAACTCCTCACGGATCAACTCGACGCGCAGATCCCGCAGGCCGTCATCCACCTCGGTCGTCGGCGTGTCGCGCACCGGCTGGCCGAACGCCGTGTGGAACTGCCGTACCTTCGCTTGCACGTCGGCCCGGATCGCCCGCACTGTCGCTTCGGCAAGTTCGTCTCGCAACTCGACGATCCGTTCGTTCTGCGCCCGGATCAGACGGTGCGCGTGTTCGAGCGACTCGCGGTAGCCGGGGAACGACTCGTGGGCACAACACCCGTCGCAGCCGTGGACACCCCAACCCTCGTAGTCGTCGGGGTCAAGATCGTCCGGGTTGTCGGCGTCCTCTGCGTCCCGCATGTGTTCCGCTTCGTTCATCCACAGGGCAGAGCCGACGTTCGGATGTCCGACACCGTGCGGGCACGTGTGTTCGATCAGGCCCGTCTCACGGCGCAGCGTGTTGCCTGCCCAGTCCCATCCGTCGCAGTCGGCCAGTCGGTCGGGGTTCAGTTCGTCGCTCACAGTTTCCACTCCTCGGGGGGTCGGTACAGGATCGTCGGTTGCGTCCCGACCATCAACATCACGCATTCATGCCTGTCGATTTGACGTTCGGCTTCGGCGCGGGTCATCCCGATCGCTACCTCTCCGCATTGGCAGACGATCGAGTGGGCCGTCAGGTTCTTCCCGCAAGTGCAACGAATGTCGATCCGATGCACAGCGTACGGGTCGGAGTGGTCCCAACGAACCTCGCCTCCGCACTTGGGGCACGGCAGGTCGCGGGGGTCAGGTGTTCTTGGCACGTGCATCCAACTGTCCGTGAGTCATCGGCGGTTCTGCCCATAGCCGGTAGCCGGATTCCTCTTGGTACAGGGCGGACCTGTGCGCGACTTTCCGACCCTCGGTCAGTTCCCGTTCGACATCAGCCGCGATCCGTTCCGCTGCCAACAGATCCTTCGCGTTGAAGTCGATGACAAGCCGGTAGTTCCCGGTCGGTTCATGGTCGCTCATTCTGAGAACGCATCCTCGGGGGTCGGTTTCGATTCCCACTCACGCCGGTTCTCCCTGATCGACGTACAGCGCCGACAGCGGGCCGCTCCCGGCTCGTGGGGCCAATCGGGTTCCAAACCCAACCGGAGGCCACACAGGCTGACTCCTGCGTCCGTGAACGCGTGCGCGGCCTTCCGGTCCCGTTTCCGACACCACGACAGGTAACTCACCCCGGCCCCGACTCGGCAGAATCCGTCACGTCGACATGACCCTCGCGGAGATGCCACCGGTAGTGAGGCTTCCAATGGGCGTGGATCACGGACGCCCAGCAGACGACGCAAGCGACTTCCTCTTGGCCCTCGTCGATCTCGGGTTGCTCCCCGTACTGCTCCGCTGCTTTCGCCGCGGTGCGAGCGATCGTCGGCCGGATCAGAAAGTCGACCAACCGGTCGACAGAGCATCCGGCTTTACCCGCTACGACTCGCAGCCGTTCATCGAACTCGTCGTCCGAAACGATCTGGTCAGACATAGCGGTCACCCTACGATTCAGGTAGGACAATCTCGGCTCTCGCTTCGGCCAACGCGACCCCGATCTGCTCGATCACCCACGTCGGCTCACGGGTGTGGTCCACCCCCGCAGCGAGCGCGACACGTTTCAACACGTCCGCACACTTCGACGAGTAGGCGACCTCGCCCAGTGTTTCGACGGTGGCGGCGAGTTGAGCGTGGATGTCGGAGAGCCGGATCTC